ATAGGTAGAGCGATTAGAAACATAGATGTAGGAGATAAGGTGATGGTCAACTTTGAGATATTTGCAGAACGTAAGATTCCTGCAAACTCTGTCAAAGATAAAATGGATGTGCCAAATCCTGTTGTTAATTATCATATTCCTTGGGTAACTATGACTGATGAACAAGGCAATGATAAGATGTACATCAGAATCCCTGAGAATGCTATAGAGTTCGCGTTTGAAGGCGAAGAGATTGAAGATATGCCAGAAATCATTCAGGTAACTAAGCCTGAGATTCTCTTAAATTAAATATAGTCATAATTATTGCAGTCAGGAATGGCCTGAGCCTTACAGGGCTTGGGCCTTCCTATTTCTAATAACATATCATAAAATATATGAAACTGATACGATTAAATAATTATGAGATAGAAGCAGATGATGAACTGCTTCTTCTTAAACCTTTCAGGAAACTCTTCAACTAGGACAGGTCTGGTTCAAAGAAGAACTTCTATGACTTTCTTATGGTACTCTATTTCACTTATGATTTAAGGAGCGATTTCCAGTATATAGTGGATGAGAAGGAGAGACTTAAGGAAGTTTGTGAGGCTAATGGTATTCCTCTGTATAAGTTTTCTCCATTAGAGAAAGAATGCATTACTTTGTACCGCAAGATGATGGTCACCTCTTCATCCCAGTTACTTCAGAGTACAAGAATTGCAGTTGAGAAGGTAAGAAAGTTCCTTGAGAATGATGCAGATCCTAGCTTAATGGACAATAACAACAAACCGGTATTTCCTATCAATACCATAGTATCTGCAATTAAACAGATTCCTCAGTTAGCTAAGGATTTAATTGACGCAGAAAAAGCTGTTAATAAGGAACTTACGGAACAGAATTCAGTAAGAGGTAGTCAAGAACTTACTGTAACTGAGATATGGAGACAACAGGGAATCTAATACTTAATGACTAAAACAACATAAAAGTAAACAAATAACTAGAACAAAATATGAAGTGGGAAGAATTACCAATGGCAAGTAGGGCGAGACTCATGGCAGCAGCTGTTAGGAACGGGTATACTGATATCCGTTCTATTAAGGAAGCGTATGCCAACTTTTAGAATCAAAAGCAGACTACTGGTAACAGGTATGCAGAAGGAGGAGACTTTGAAGTAATTAATCTCTTAGACAACGCACCTGTAGAGTATGATACTGAAGATACAGGATATACTCCATGGTTTATCCAGAATACAGAACATGCCTCTGATAATCCTATGACTAATCAGCAATACTATTCTCTGATGGAGAAAGTTGCTATAGAAAATAACCCCATTTGGAACGCCTACAGAAAAGAAGAAGGACTACCTGAGCTTACAGTAGATGAGGAATACACAAGAATACTCAATGACAACTCCTACGATTATAGAGGTTATTACAATGATCCTGCTGTAAGAAATAGCAATGATAATGCAAATACTCATTGGCCCGATGAATATAAGACAGCCTATCATCCCACATTCAGCACATATAGTTTGTACAGCGGTATGATTGATCCAAACTATAATCCCACAGGTAAAAATGGAGGTTTATGGTTTGATGATAATTATATAAACTATAATAAGAATGCTTATGGAGGAAATTTGTTTGGTAAAGGAGGAAACAAAAACCAAGAAGTAAATAAACGCAAGGAGTATTACAGACAACAACTTATCCTAAGAGGGCTTCGTGGTGCTCAATTGGAAGCTGTACTTGCTAATATGCAAGTTGAATCAGGGTTTAACCCAAATGCCCATAATAAGTCCTCTGGCGCTCATGGTTTAATGCAATGGTTAGGTTCCAGGAAACCAAAATCTTGGAGTGAAAAGGACTAGCTTGATTATATTGCTGCAACATATAACAAGTTTGGTGGTAATGAATGGTTAGATAAAAAAGCATGGAAACGATTTAACGAAACAACAGATCCTGCTGAAGCTGCAAGACTGTTTAGACGTTATTGGGAAAGACCTGAAAAAAGTAGTTGGTATGCTACGGATAAATATTTTGGAAAATCATATCTTCCACAGGAAACTAACGACCTTTTATCGCAGGTGCAAGATATCACATGGCAAGATGTTCAAGCAAGAAGAAAACAATTTGAGTTAACTCCTGAGGAAGAAACATTACTTAATACACCAGCATTAGCCACGTATAACCCCGAATATGTGGACAGAACTGATCCTAACTATAGGAGCGCATTGGCAGAAGCTGTAGCTTTAGATGAATCTCTTGATGCTCCTGTAAATAACTGGGAAAAGTGGAACGCATTTCTTAATATGCAATCCTCTCAATCAGATCCACTTAGTCAAATGACAACGATGGCATCTCTTAGTCCCAATACCACTCCTCAACAAAAAGAAGCAGCCAACACTATGTATCAATTATTTGCTCCTCAAGGAGATGATTATACATATCATGGTCTTAACTTTGCTGCGTATGGAGGTAAGGTAAACAAGTTTGATGATGGTGGATTTTCTGATTTGCCTGAACAGAGAGCTTACAGGAGAGCTGTAAATCTCAATGCCCCATATAATAATTATGAAGATGCTGTTGATCTAGAAGATAGTATTGCACTAAGACTTAAGAAATTCTTTGATAGAGGTATATCTAACTGCACCTTAACTGCTAGCTAGATACTTGATCCAAGCAACCCTGTAGGCAGGGCTAATACATTAGTTACAGCTCCTCGTGATTATAACTTATATGAAGTAGATGAAAGTTATATAGTTCCAGGAACTATGGTAATAGCATCCCATCCTAATATGAGTGACTACAATCCTGAACAAAACTACCATACAATGGTTGTGACAGGATTTGCTCCAAATGACTACGAGTATACATTCAGAGATGGAACCAAATATTAGATTAAGAAAGGAGAGCCTTTAGTAAGTTATAGCAGAGGTAAAGCATCTGCTGATAACTATGTGCATGATGTACCATTGAGCGTTTATAATGCTAATAGTGAAGGTAAGACGTATAATAGATATTATAGACCAATTGATGAGAATTACCCGCAAGTCATGTTACCAGAAATTACGTTCACCAAATAATTGTCATTGTCAGATAAAAACCTTATCTTTGCATCTTGAAACGCACAGTAATAAGATATAATATGAAAGAGGAAACATTTGATTTATTTGGTTCACCGTGGAGAATTATCTATTGTGATAAGATAGAGATTGAAGGCGAAGATCCTGATGAGGATAAGTTCTAGTATGGTCTTACTGATTATACTAACAGAATCATCAGTATTGCCACTAAGAGTAAATCAGGAGAAGATTTACCTGAAAGTGAGATACAGATAACCAAGTTACATGAAGTTATGCATTGTGTATTGACTACAGGTATGTATTGTGCTTACTCAGATGATGAACCTCTGATTGAATGGTTAGCTAGAAGTATATATAGTTTAAGGAAGCAAGAAATAATTAAATAATCTCACAGTTTGCTGATAGGGTAGTGGTGCAGTTGGTTAGCACGTATGCTTTGGGAGCATGAGGCCGGAAGTTCGAGTCTTCTCTACCCTACAATGGGAGAATGTTGAAATTGGTAGACAAGAGGGTCTTAAACACCCTTGCTCTTAGAGCGTGTGGGTTCAAGTCCCACTTCTCCTACTATGAATAAAGAGATAAGCAGTCCTCATTTCTATAGAGATGATAGATATGATGGAACATTTGAAGATTTAATGAATTAGGCTATAGGAGGAATCAGTAAACGTAAAGACTTACCAAAGATGCATTTATGGTTACCTTCTTCAGCTACACAAGTATAGATAGAACTAGTTAAAAAGATGATTGGAGATGACACTGGAAGAAATCATACAGATACTAGGCAATCTTTGTAACAGAAAATTTGTAGTCCGTAGAGACTTAAAAGAAGCATCTTCTGTTGCTAAGGTGTACAGAGATTACATTATTGAACTTTGGGATATTGACATTCAAAACTCAAAGAACAATAAGTGTATCTTGTCAGAACATCAAGTGGGTCAGTGGACTGATAGAAATAAAGACGAACTTGTCCACAATGTTGAACTTAAGTTTATTGAGCAAGTATTGAGAAATATCAAGAACGGAAGTTATGAGTGATATTAAGTTTAATAAATGTCAGACCCCTATTGGTGAATTAAAGATAAAGAATGAAGACGGAACTTATTCTTATCTAGAAGACTTACCCAAAGAGATCTAGGAATAGTTCTTTGACTTCCTTAATAACGTACCCTTCATTAAATGGCTGGTAAGTCCTGACAGACCCTTGGTGTCAGAACTGCCTAGAGATGATGAGGGGAAAGCCATCATTGATGTAACCAGACCTCCAATACTTGAGAATACTGATTTCTTTAGACCTATGGCTAAAACATTCTAGAACCAAAGCTGTTTTACCAAACTTAAACCTAATGCCAATCCGAATAGTGAATATGGTAAATGGTTACTTGAGGAAAGACGTAGAGCATGGGATGGGTTAATTGACCCTAGTACTGGAATGTGGGTTACAGGTGATATGTACTGGATGCTTAATTACTGTCCAATGCATCTGGTGAAAAAAGGTAAAAATGGTATAACTCTTAGAACTGTTGACTTTCCTGCATTCTGGGATGGCCAGTTCCTTGTTACACATTACATACAACAGGCAAGATGGAATGGTAAACATGGTTCAGAGTTAGCTAGTCGTGGTAAAGGTAAAACCAGCCTTGGCGGTGCATTACTTTCCAAAAGATTTATTTTAGGAGAGACATCAGAGAACTAGTCAGAAGTTCAATGTCTTGTAACAGCAGCAGACAGAACTAAACTAATAGGAACTAACCAAATACTTAATGTATTTATCGATGATATAGACTTCTGTGCTAAACATGCGCCATTTGATAACAAAAGACTATAGAGTAGTGTGTAGGAATTATCATGGCAAGCAGGATACAAAAGAAGTGGTTCTGATGTAAAATACGGTTCTAAAAACTCAGTGATGGGTATTATTTCAGGCGTCAATCAAGATAAGCTAAATGGATCGCGTGGTGTATTATATATCATTGAGGAGGCAGGTATCTTTAAAGACTTACTAAGCATGATAAACCTTATCAGACCTTCTGTGGAGCAGGGTACTTCTGTATTCGGGTAGCTGTTTCTTTATGGAACCGCTGGCGATTCTCAATCTAACTTTTAGGACTTCCAAGAAATAATTTATTCTCCAAATGGTTATAATATGCAACCTTTACCAAATGTTTATGATAAGGAAGGATAGGGTAGACAATAGATAACTGTATTCTATCCCGCTTACTTAAACAAGGATGACGGTTGTATGGATGAGAATGGTAACTCTAATGTAACTAAAGCTCTATTTGAATTACTTGTAGATAGGTATAAAATCAAGTATGGTTCTACCGATATAAATACCATTACTAAACGTATATCCTAGTATCCTATCACACCACAGGAAGCTATCTTACAGACAAATAATACGATGTTTCCTGTATCAGACCTTAATGAGAGATTAAATCAATTGGACAATAATCCGTCTGAATACGACGATGTCTATATAGGAGAATTAGTGCAAAGGGATGGCAAGATAGAATTTAATCCAACTGGAGATATACCTATTAGAGATTTCCCGACTAAAGACAACAAGCTTCAAGGAGCATTGGAAATATTTGCTATGCCATAGAAAGATCCAAAGGGTAATGTATTTCCTGAAAGATATATCATTGGGCTTGACCCAATTGATAATGACCAAGCTAATACAATGTCATTTGGATCAATGTTTGTGCTTGATTTATGGACAGATACTATAGCAGCAGAATATACAGGAAGACCTCCGTTTGCAAATGATTTATATGAACTTGTAAGGAAAACTTGTATGTTCTACAATGCTAAATGTATGTATGAGAATAACCTTCATGGTATATTTTCTTACTTTTCTCAGCATAATTGTACTTATCTACTAGCAGATACTCCTGAATACCTTAAAGAAAGAGATTTAATCAAAACTATAGGAACTGGTAACACAAGTAAAGGCGTAAGGGCTGGAACATCTGTTATCAAATATGCGTTTAAACTTATAAGAGACTGGCTGATGAAACCAGTAACAAAGATAGAGCATGACGCAGAAGGCAATGAGATTGAAACAAGCATGCCTAACTTGTATAGATTACGTAATAGAGCATTGATTAAAGAGATGATAGTATGGAATCCGAATATCAATGTGGACAGAATAATGTCTCTAGCCCAATTAATGCTTTATAGAGAAGAGAAGATGGTCTTATATCATGGGGACTTACAAGGAGGCAGAAACAAAACATTCTCATCAGGTCTGGAAGAAGATCCATATTTTACAAGCAATTATAGATTTATAGGTACAAATAAACCTCCCAAATGGATGCATGCTCCTGAGTAGACTATTGATTGGAGTATGCAGTAAAAAAAGTACAGCTATTAACGGAGATAATACTCATATTAAGAAAAACATGCTACATTTTCATATGTGGTAATTTTGCACTGTAATGTAGAGTAGACTCTGTAGAATATAACAGAAACATATATCTAACATAAAGAAGCTAAGAATGGAAGAACTAGGATTAATGAACATTTTGGGTGAAGATGATGTAGAGAGATTAGGTCTCTTTTCTGATTCAGAAGAACCCACCCAAGAACCCGATGTATCTGAAGGGGAGACCTCTAAAGAACCGGATAATAAGCAAACTAAGAAGAAACAAACTACTGAGGTGAATCCTGATGAATTATTTGAGGAGGAGCCAGAGAGCGTAGGTAGTGAAGAGTCAGTCAAGGAATAGGAAGGTGAAGACACTGACGACAGTGCTGGTGCTTCTCCAAACGATAATGACTTCTACTCTTCCATTGCCAACGCTTGTGCAGTGGATGGAGCCTTCCAACACCTTGATGATAATCGCGTAAAGAAGGTCAAGACAGCAGAAGACTTTTTTGACCTGATTGAAGATGAAGTGATTGCCCGTTTTGATGAAAAACAGCAAAGGTTGATTAAAGCCTTGGAGAATGGAGTAGAAGGTACTGACATTAAAAGATATGAGAATACACTCTCATATATTGACAGTATTCAGGAGAAGGATCTTGTTGAGGAATCTGAGAAAGGTGAAGCTTTACGAAGAAACATTATCTTCCAAGATTTCCTTAATAAAGGTTACAGTCAAGACAGAGCAAGAAAACTAACAGAAAGAACCATTGAAGCAGGTACAGACATCGAGGATGCGAAGGATGCTCTTGTGAGCAACAGAGATTACTTCCAAGGAGAATATGATAAACTCCTTAATGAAGCACAAGCTGAAGCTGACAGAGTTGCTGCAGAACGTAAACAACAGGCAGATAAACTTAAGAATGATATTCTTAAAGATAAACACCTGTTTGGAGATGTTGAAATTACTTCTGATATTCGTAAGAAGGTGGTTGATAATATCGCAAAACCTATCTATAGAGATCCAGAAACTGGTGAGATGTACACTGCTCTTCAAAGGTATGAGATGGAAAATCGTGCTGACTTTATTAAATATATAGGCACAATTTTCACACTTACAAATGGTTTCCAAGACTTTGATTCTTTTGTAAAAGGTAAAGTCAAGAAGGAAACAAAGAAAGGCCTCAGAGAGTTGGAACGTACATTAACAAACACCAAGAAGAACACTGGTGGTAATCTTAAGTTAGTGACCAATGCCAAGTTAGATCCTGAATCATTCATCAATAAGGGATGGGATCTTGATATCTGAGGTTTATGTAACATAAACACAGAATTATTAATTGTTTAAATATTAAATTAAAATGGCAGGTAAACTTAATAAGTTTTAGATGGTCAGCTTCTCAGGCTGGAAGGGTTTAACTAAAGATAATCATCTTGGTGCAATCTTTCAGCTGATGCCCCAGAAGGCTACTAACCTGATGGTTCAGTTGCTCGCTTGGCATAGAGGTAAGACTTTGAACACTTTCCTGTCAAAGTTTCCCACCAAGACCTTTGACAGTGATGACGAGTACACTTGGGATGTAATTGGTTCTTCAGACCGCAATATCCCTCTGGTAGAGGCACGTGATGAGAATGGTGCTAAGATTGAATTGACAACCAACAATCAGCCTACTCCCAATGTAGGTCAGAATGGTGCTCCTTTCTATCTGGTATTTGCAAAGGATTGGTTTGCACTGGGTGAAGTAATTGTTGGAGATCTCAATGAGATTTATCCTATCCGCATTATTGCTGATCCTCGTAAGGAAGGTGTTAATACTGTTTATAAGGTAACCTTGACTGGTGGTGTAACTACTGGTATTCCCGCTGCAAGACTTCAGGCAGGTGAGCGCTTCTCTGTTGAATATGCTCCTGTATCTCATGGTCTTAGCCGTAAGGTTGGTGACATTCGCTTTACTTCACCTGTAAGTATGCGTAATGAGTTCACTACTATCCGTATTCAGCATAAGGTTCCTGGTAACATGCTGGACAAGAAGGTTGCTGTAGGTATTCCTATGACCAAGGCTGTTAATGGTAAGCTTGTTCATGAGACCACTAACATGTGGATGCACAATGTAATGTGGCAGCTTGAGTGTCAGTGGGATCAGTATAAGAACCGAGTACTGGCATTTGGTAGAAGCAACAGAACCATTGGTGGTGAGTATCTGGACTTTGACTTCTCTGGTGAGGTGCTGAAGATGGGTGCTGGTCTGTATCAGCAGATGGAGGTAAGTAACACATCTTACTACAACACCTTCTCTCTGAAGAGAATTGAGGATGCTCTGTACTACCTGAGTGCCGCTAAGCTTGATTTTGGTCAGAGAACCTTTATTGTGCGCACTGGTGAACTTGGTGCTATTCTGTTCCATAAAGCAGTTAAGGAAGATGTAAGTGGTTGGGCACCTTTTGAGATTGATAACAGCTCTGTTGGTGTTATTCAGAAGACCAGCTCTCCTCTGCATCAGACTGCACTAGCTGCTGGTTATCAGTTTACTGAGTGGCGTGCACCCAACGGTGTAACTGTAAAGATTGAGGTTGATCCCTACTATGATGATCCTGTACGTAACAAGGTTACTTTGAATGGTCGACCTGCATTTAGTGCCAGATTTGACATCTTTGATATTGGTAGCATGGATCAGCCCAATATCTTTAAGGTAGCTGTAAAGGGTCAGGAAGGTGACATGACTTCCTTCCAGTGGGGTCTGCGTGATCCTTACACCGGTAAGATGGGTAATCCCTACATGAGCTTTGATGAGGATGCTGCTGTAATCCACAAGATGACCACTACTGGTATTTGTGTACTTGATCCTTCAAGAACAGTAAGTCTGATCCCTCGCGTTCTGCAGGGTTAATTAATGACATAGTGTTAAGGGGGAAGCCTAGCCTTCCCCTTTGACTAATGTCTTTTAGTAGAATTATATTAATTATCATAAAGGAGAAGCTTAAAATGGCAAAGAAGAAGAATAACACCGCTGTTACTGAACAGCCTATTATTGATGAGGCACCTGTGCTTCAAGAAGGAGAGATGATGATTGACGATAGTTATGATATTCCTATGAAGGAAGTTTCCATTCCTACTCAATCAAAACAGGAATATGAGGAAACTCCTGCTGAGAAATTCACAACTAAGCAACCTAAACATACAGTTAATTGCCTACGTAATGAGCAAGTGATTGTAAGATTTATTCCTTCGCAGAGTGCTATGGTGCACCAGGCAGGTCATGTGCTTGACGGTGGTATGGCAGAAAATGCAACTAGAACATTTGTGGTTCCTAAACTGAAATCCGGTATATTTAAGAATGTACTGACAAATGCTGAGAAAGAGTGTCTTGAAGAGATGTTACAACTTGAACCTAACGCCTTAAGTATTCACAAGAAGACACATAATTTCTGGGATGATAGTAATGACGAAGGTGTTAATAGGGTTATCCTGCATAAGCATGATAATGTCTTTAATCTAAACGATCCTGTAGATTATATTAAGGTAAAGATATTACTTGCTAACAGCGACTTGATTGCTCCTTCATTGGAAGAGCTTCAGGAAAGACCTCAAGCAACTTATCAATTTGTTATTATCCGTGAACAGGAAGAGGCTAGTCAAGCTGCTGGTGGTATCAGTGTAATGCAGAAATGCTTTGCTGAGTATGGTAAGATTGAAAATGACGCTGACAAATTGCGCACTATTGTTGAAATCTTTACCAAGAGACCTACATCAGCTAACACGAAACTTCCTGCCATACAGAAAGAGATTTTCAACTGCATTCAGAAAGATGACCGTAGATTCCTGCGTATTATCACTGATCCAATGCTTAGATTCAAAACTACTATTGTATTGGCAGCTGAGGCAGGTATTCTTGCAAAGAAAAACGATGGTTATTACTATCTGATGGAAGACGGAAGACCTCTGTGCGAACTAAATGAGAACAGTACATTGGATAATGCCGCTAAGTATATAAGTAATCCTAAGAGGCAAGACTTACTGTTTAGGATTGAGGGTAAACTTAAGTAATTATTTGACTAATAAGGAAAGGAAATGGCTGTAATAGACGCGACTCAATGGGGCAAAGAACAATCTGAAGTGTTTGACGTGCTTTATAATAATACAGGAAGTAATCAGGCGCCTGAACTTGATGACTATGAGAAAAGCCTTTATTTAACGAAAGCCCAAGATGAGATTGTAAAAAATCATTTTACGGCTGTTTCCAATCCTAAAGGTCAAGGATTTGATGATAGCCTTAAAAGGCAGTCTGAGTTTGCGCCTTTACTTAAAACTATAAATCTAACGGCACTAACTGAAGAGGAAGACGCTTCTACCTTAGCTAACATACAGAAGATTGACCAGAGATCAATTATATATATATTCCCAGATGATTACTTTATATCAGTTAATGAGGAATTATATGAAAGTGTAACTTCAAAAGAGCAGAATACAAATGATCCTGGAAGCTCGCCAGTAAATGCACCAATACCTACCACTCCAACAACTGTACTATATCAGTATGTTGTGAATCCTATATAGTATGGTGAATACAAAAGGCAAATGCTTAAACCTTACCAGTATCCTGTTAAGAAAACAGCATGGCGTCTATTCAATGGTGCTTATACCATTAATATAGGAAATGACGAAAAAATACGTCTTGTAGCTGAGATTATAGGAAGGTTTCAGACATCGTCTTCTCCTAAATATCAATTAAGATATGTAAGACAGCCTAAGCCAATTATATTAACAAATCTAAATGACGGATAGTTTAAGGGATAGGGCTTATCTATTAAGGGGGAAACATAGCCAACAATGTGCGAGTTAGGCACTGATGCTTTTAATGAAGTAATGCAACGAGCTGTAGAGTTAGCTAAGAATGCATGGGAGGGAAATATTGAAACAACTAAAGCTTTCGGAGAAAGGAGTGAATAATGACTATATCTGAGTTTAGTGATAATTTTGACAGTCTTGTAAGGAGTTATGCCATTCCTCAAGTAGATGGAATAGGACATGATATATGGGGCTTTGATGAGTATGAGAAATCAATGTTTCTTACTCAAGCTGAAAAACAATATGTTCTGTCTCTATACAATGGTAAAAACTCCTCTTATGACAGTTTTGAAAGAACTGAGGAGATGCGTAGATATCTGCATAATCTCATAGCTGAATACTATACTGAAACTCCTATCACAAGATCCAATGTAAAAAACTATTTAGATAAGGATTACTACGGCATATCAAAACACGGTAGTTCCTTTGAAAGTACACTATTCGCCCTTCCAAAGGATTTATGGTTTATTACTTATGAATCAGCAATGACTGTTCCAGGCCCTACTAAAGCCGACTGTGAAGGAAGATATAGCATTACTCAAGATGTTATACCTGTGACTTAGGATGAATTCCACAGAATTAAGCGCAACCCGTTTAGGGGGCCTTCTTATCGTAGAGCATTAAGGCTCGATTTATCTGACACATCGTCTTCTAAAGGTGTTGTTGAGATTGTCAGTAAGTACAAAATAGGAGCATATTATGTAAGGTATATTAAAAACGTTGAGCCTATTATTCTGGTTGACCTTCCTGAACCATTAAGTATAGATGGCAAAAGCAAAATCAGTGAATGCCAATTGCACGAAGCTCTTCATAGGGATATACTGGAACTTGCTGTAAGGTTAGCTATATCCAGTAAGTCGTTGAATAACCAAAACAATTCTAAAGACAAAGAATAATAGATTTATAAAGGCTGATGCTTTTAGCTGAAGCTATTGTTTAATTTAAATTTTATATATAAAATGAGAAGTGTAAATCAAAACCACCACTTGTATGTAGCTAAGAGTCTTGTGACCGGCACTTTTAGTGCAAGTAATCTTCAGCCTGGCTCAGGAGCAATCAGTGTAAATGTTTGTGGTGACAATCCTAAGAACAAAGACATTTATTTTAAGTATGTAGGATGGGACGGCATGGTAAGAAGCGATTTGATTCCTATTGATCAGATTACCTATGTTAAGTATATCAGCGCTGCCGCCCAGCAGATTCCTCTGAGAAAGGTAATGGTTCAGTTAGATTCCAATATCAATGATGGTGATGCTATTGTTGGTCAGGACTACATCTTGAATATCTCTTTCCAGCAGTTTTATGGCTTGAGTCCTGAGGATACTTATGTAAAGACTGTAGGAGTTCATGTAACTACTGAAACTTCTTCTGCTGCTGATTTCTACGATGCTATGATTGCTGAGTTGAATGCAAGCTTCAGTCGTGAGGTAGGTGCTAGCGCTGATAGTAATCCTTATCTGTCATTTACTCGTGGCACCGATGGCAACAGTAATCCTTGTCTCTTTATTGAAGAGAAGGAGCAGGGTTGGTCGCTTGGTAAGTGGGAAGCTGAAAGCCTGATGTTTGAGGTTATTCCTTCAACTATTTATGTAAGCGCTGTTGAAACTCCTTGGGGTGAAGCCAAAGTTGTTGCTTCAACCAGTTTTGTTCCCAACAGCAAGCGTATGGCTGATCTTGAGTGGTTCACCTTTGGTGAGAGAGGCGATGTATACCGTGGTATGGGATATCCTAACAACTTTGACTTCAGGCCAATGGTAAATGCATATGATACTAATGGCTACGAAGCCCTTGAGATTCATTATGCTTATCAGGGTAGCTGTGAAGATATTCAGAAGAGCGAGAAGGATATCACTATCATAAGCTCAGGCGCTACCAACGTTGCTTACGATATAGCAACTACACTTGCAGGCAGCAGCTATCTGAATATGTCTATTCCCGCAACAGATCCTGAGAATGACGATGCTCCTATAAATCAGAATGATCCTGGTAATGAGGATGATACTGATGAGCCTGGGGGCGAAGGTTGATTTAAAAGAACCAAGTTAAGTTAATAACCTTTGGAGGGATGGGTTTATACCCTCATCCCTCTTTTTAATTTTATAATAACATGATACACTTCAATGAATTATATATAACTGATGATAATAAACAACTAGTTATTGATGTTGAGATTGACAGTATGCCTGAATTCTCAAGCTGTTACATTGACAATATCACATTGAGCCTTGGTAAAGAATGTGGTAAGAATGACAAACAGGTTGTTACTATATATGAAAGAGGAGACGCTCCAATTGGTGATCTTGATGGTGATGGTATACTAACAAAAACTGATGCTAATTTGTGGAAGCTTCTCCTAGACGCCTGTGGTTCTGATAGAGTAAAGTATAACTCACTTAAGGATCAATATTATATATCTAATTTTATCGATGTTGACGATAATGTGTATGAAGAAAAATATTTGACTCAACAAGAGTATGATATATACAATAATGTAATAACCAACTATGAACACTACTCAAACGCTGGTAAACTAATCATGTATTTTACAGATGTGACTGGAGATAAAAGTGCACAAATCCCTAACGCATCAAAGACTCTTCCTGGTGATTTAAACAATGACGGTGAGGTTAATGTAGCAGACATTAATATACTTATCGACTATATCCTTAAGGAAGTGAATTCATCAAATACAATAACATCAGACTCGATTTTGATAAATAGAAATCATATAAGATTTTGTCTGTCGCCTAACTCTGAATAGTTAAATGGTTTATTCAGTAAAGTATCTGAAGATGGTAAAGTATCCCTAGCTAAAGAATTTCCTAATGAATTATTCATAATAACAGCAACGGCAAATTGCGATGACCATTCAGCCCTAGCTAATCTCAGTTGTGGTGAAGATACGAAATGTATCACAGGTGTGGCGTATAATGGTTAGCCGTTATATGATACTGCTGTAAGATATGCTGATAACTATGGAAATACTTGCGACACTAAAGATATGGCCCCATTCATAGACTGGTTATTGAGATATTACGGATTTATATTTGCGTTGGAAAACGGAGATATATGTTAGGCACAGTATTACTGGAGCACCTATCTTACAAATGGAGCAGTAACTTCTTCTTCTTTCTCTAAATCTTGTGGATGTAATGGAACATACTACCAACGTCTTTAACGGATTAAAGCACTATTTTAATGTGCTTGAAACAGTGGGTTCTTATGATAAAAGCGACATGGAAGGACTTGTTATGTATGCTTTTATTGTAAATGAGATATTCCAAGGACCTTTATATAACTATCTTGACGATGAGGGGCTTGATGCATTTAATCGAGTATTAAGTTGTTTATATAGAAAAGGTTGTCTATTTGATAATCCCAACCTTATCAAATTATCTAAACCTCATGGGGCTGATCCTTCACGCATTTGGCGCATATCCCAGCAAGATGCTATCAGGACAACAACTAACAATACTCCTGATGTAAGACGGATTGAACAATAGAAATTCTGATTCTTATATCTTAATCATTAAAATCCATAAATGAATCCTTTAAGGGGGAGTTGACATTCCCCCTTAATATATAAATTTGTAAATAAAAGATAAAGATATGAAGAAGATACTCATCATAACAGTAATTCTATTGGCATCTTGTCTTACTGCCTCAGTATTAGAATGTAAGGAGTTGAGAGAAAAATATTCTAATGCTACTGAAACCATCAAGGCATATGATGCATAGCTAGATAGTACTAAAGCTTCCAACAGAGCTTATAAGCTTACTGTCGATTAGCTTGAACATAGTATGGATAGTGTATTCAGAGAGTTTCAGACTGTTAGGAAGCAGTTGAACATTAAGAAGAAAAATGTACAGTCTGTACAATATATTTCATCTGTAATTCATAAGACTGATACCTTGATAATGAATGATACTATTCTTTAGACAACAGTTCAAAATATAGACACTATTGTCGGAAATGAATGGTATTAGTTAGATTTAAAGCTGTAGTATCCTGATACAGTAGTCATCTCTCCAAGCTTTAAAAGTTCAAAATACATTGTAGCTCATTTAAAGAAGGAGACTGTAGATCCGCCTAAGAAATGGTGGTGGCAAAGATTGTTCCAAAAGAAGCATAAAGTCTTATAGGTAGAGGTTGTGGAACAGAATCCCTACATAGATATAAAAACAAATAAATATGTGGAGATAATCAAATGACAGAGATTGACAGCACATCATTGTTCACCATCATAGTATCCTCGATAGTATCAGTACTAGGAGCAGTAGGTGGTTTGGAGTTTCTCAAATTCATTGCACGTTTGGTATAGGGGAAGAATAAACGGAAACTTAAGGATAAAGGAGATACCATAGACTTCTATAAAAGAGAACTGGATGAACTCCAGAATAGGTATAAGGAATAGGAGCAACGTCTCAATGATTTACAAAGGCAAGTAATAGAACTTAATCAGCAGATAGCTAAACAAGCTGCCACTATAGCTGAACTGAGTTCACAACTGCAGATATACAAATGCATCACTCTTGAGTGTCCATACAGGAATAAAGGATTTCCTCAGGAGCCTAAAACAATGGTTCACTTTGGAGTACAGAAGAAGAGTAAAACTAGACAGAACAAGGAAACTGTAAAGAATAAAGAAGATGAAAGTAAACAATAAAAAGATAGAGCAAAGCGCCATTACAGCAGTTATTACATTGATAGTAGCTGCTGTTGGCTATGCTATGTTTAATGCTAGTGTTGCTTTATACTCAGGTATTACAGCAGGCTTAAGTGTTACTGTAGGAAAAGAGTATGGTGATTCCCTTGTGATGGAAGATAATTGGCATGTTGGTGATATTATTCCTGCCATAGTAGGTGTTGCCGCAGGTTTATTAATGTGTATAATGCTTTATTGGTTTGCTTCATGAAACTATTACTTACTAGAATAGCAAGAAAAGATAAATACACCATTGGACATTTATATATGCAAGACAGGCAGAATGGACAATGGGTAAAACTTTGTGATACTCTTGAAGATAAAGATAGGCTATTAGACCAGTCAATGAGTGAGGCAAACATTACGCATATAAAAGTATATAAGCAAACCGCTATCCCAACAGGAACCTATAAGATTGTACTTAATATTGTCAGTGGTACCTTTGTTAAGAAGCAAAAGTATAAGGATTTCTGTGGCGGAAAACTTCCTAGGCTTTCTTATGTTAAGGGTTTTTCGGGTATCCTCATCCATGCGGGTGTTGATCAAGATAGCTCAGCAGGTTGTATTATAGTAGGAGAGAATAAATAGAAAGGCAAAGTGCTTAACTCTTGGGAAACTTTTAAGAAAGTATATAATATCCTCAAAGCTGCGGATAGCAGAGGTGAAACTATAACTTTAACAATACAATGATATGAAAGTCAGAGACTTAGTATATATGATTCTTGATGAGTGCAAGTTATCTAGCTCAGACGACTTGTATATCACTGAAGACCATGTTATATTTCTTATTAAGAGATACCGCAGTTTCCTTATCAAGAAAGAACAAGAAAGAGAGAAAACCACTACAGATGTAGCGTCAGAATTTGAGTATCAACAGATATGTCTTGATCTTGAAAAGGTAGAAGCTATTCCTGGATTTCCATGCGAAGGAGGATATTACCTGAGAAGCACCGAGCCTATTCCTAAGTTACTCGAGGGTACTGTACCTAGAGTATATCCTATAGACTTCTACGGGAATATCAACATAGCTTATGTATCAAGAGAGAGAATGAGATTTATAGGAACCAACAAGTTCCTTAAGAACATCATTTATGTGTCAACAGGACCAGACCTTCGCCTCTACATCAAGGCTAATAATCCACAATTCTCATATCTTAAGCATCTCAGAATGAACGCTATCTTTGAAGACTTTGATGAAGCGGCATCTTTATTATGTGACAGTGATGGCAATGATGAAAGTTGTGATCCTCTTGATGCAGAATTTCCCATTAGGGATTATCTAGTTCCTACTCTTATTGAAATGACAGTCAAAGAACTAACGGCTGCGAACTATAAGCCTATGGATAAATCAAACAACGCTGATGATGATTTGGCTGACATGATGGCTTTCATGAGGAGAAATATGAAGAGTGGATTACAAAGACAAATTGAAGGAGAATAATGGAAGATAATGAAGTGAAGAGAGAATACAACGATGCTGAAATGGAAGTATCTTGGTAGAAATTCCGCAATGAGATAACTAAGAATGTAAAAGGTTACAGGAAATTCAAAGTATCAGGATCATGGGGAATTTATGATGCGTATAAACTTATACGCAAGCATAAGTGGTATGACATAGGCAGGCCTGTGACTGAAAAGGAATTTTATGCCATTGTAAGACAGATTAACAATATACTTGCTGATAACATCGCTATAGGAAATACTGTTCATCTTCCTTGCAAAATGGGTAAGTTGGAACTTAGAAAAGAATAGCGTGGTGTTTATTTTCACGATGGCAAAATGAAAGTAACTTATCCTATTGATTGGCAGGCTACACTAAAATTATGGTTTGAAGATGAAGAAGCTAGAGAACAGAAGTTACTGATAAGGACAAACAGTAAGTATGTGTATAGAGTTAATTTCAATAAACACGATGCTACATTCAACAATAAGATATTCTATGACTTCACTCTCAATAGATTCATAAAGAAGAAGCTGAAGATTAATATAAATAACGGAATAATAGATAGTGTCTATGGTACGCAACATACAGTATACAAGCATTAAGAGAGTGCTAGATAATTTGCTTGACCACCCGCTTCTTAGGGATGTTGATTTGGATTAGGCTATTAGGTACGTACTCAGATTCATAGAGCTTCACGGATATCCTCAATTATTTGAGGATAAGTTGGCTGATGTAGAAATACATCAGTTCAGAGGAGAACTGCCTTGTGACCTTATCAGTATACAGCAAGTGAGAGATAAGTGTACAGGTGTTTGTCTTAGGGCTATGACTAAATCTTTTAATCCTGGTCTCAAAGACTATCCTAAACATAGACATCGCCACCATAATGGATTTCCGCCTTTAGCTAATGGTAAACCTGTGCCTCCTTACATGGATGGTATGGATAGAGCATGTGATCATCCACATCCTCACATAGATCCTTTCCCTGGTCACGAGATGTCATTCAAAACACAAGGTAGGATAATCTACACTTCATTTCCGGAAGGAGTGGTAGAGATGGCTTATAAGGCTATTCCTGTTGATGAGGATGGTTATCCTCTGTTAATCGATGATGAGAACTATCTGGCTGCTTTAGAAGCCTTCATTAAGGTAAAGGTATTTACAATAAAATTTGATACAGGCAAAATTGCAGCTCCTGTTCTTTAGAATGCCCAAGCTGACTACGCTTGGCTGTCAGCTCAATTGATGGATACCTTTACTATACCCAGTGTATCTGAGATGGAGGTTATCACAAGAATGTGGAATACACTTACTCTTGACAGATATGAGTTTGACAATCAATTCAAAAGCCTTGGCAATAGAGAAGCCAGAGGATATCATGGTGTTCCTCACCATAATGCGTGGGAGGTAAAGTATACGCCTGATAAACATTATGATGAAGAAGAAACGCATGTTGAGCAACAAACTACATAGAGTCAATCACAAGTAACGCCATCACAGAATACAAATACAGATCCTGAAGTAATTGTCATTGGTGATGATATTACTTACGATAGTGAAACAGAAACAATAATCTATTAAATAATAAAGTTATGCCTGACGTAAAGAAATTTAAAGATAAAGATAAAGGTATTATCTATACAATCAAAGACCAGGTTGCCAGAGATAATATTCAACGTGTAGACGCTACAAAGTACATTAAACCTGATAGAGGTATTCCCATGTCTGATTTAGATCCTTCTGTTCAAGATAAAATTAATGATAATGAAAGCTCTCAACAGGTACAAGCTGATTGGAACCAGACCAATACCCAAGCAGTTGATTATATTAAAAATAAGCCTTCATTTAAAACTATCAATAATGAACCTATTGTCGGTAATGGAAATATTACTATTACTGGCGGTGGTACTTCTGTAACAGTTGAAGACAAATTAAACTCAACAAATACAACCGCTGCTTTATCAGCTAACCAGGGCAGGATACTAAATGAAACTAAATAGGACATTATATAGGATCTTGATAGCATAAGGCAAGGAGCTACTCTTGGCGCAACAGCATTACAAGAAGGTGATATACCTGAACGCACAAGCGATCTTATAAAAGATGATGTGTACGTTAAAGACGAAGTATACAGCAAAGATGAAGTATATACTAAACAAGAAGTTATTAATCAGATTATAGCCAGTCAACCTGGTGGTGCTAACGCTAATCTAGCTTCATTACATACAGCAAAACAAAACAACTGGCAATACTATGATCCTAATGGCGCACTTGTTGGAGACAATATAAACACTGACATCTTCGGAGTTGGAGCTTTAATTAATATGTGGAACTCCATAAAGATTACTAGTGAAATCGCGTCAACCAAAAAAGTACTGCCATCAAGGAAATATAACGACCCAACAAAATACACATATGCACATGGTCCAAATATTCAATATCTTAATGGAAAGTTATTTATTACATGTTTTGTGAATGATACAGACATGGTAGATGATTGGACTAAGTGTAGAGCTATGATGTTTATTGTAAACGCTGACACTTTGGAGGTGGAAAGCACGCATGAAGTATCTGAGGTTACAGCAAACGGAAATACATATATTATTCATTGTCTCGATCCTGTGCTTTATTTAAACAAGATTCCGGATAATAATACTGGAGAATACACTCTAACTGTATGCATGACAACTGGTGTTAACAAAGACAAAAATAACAATACTAACGAATACCCAACTCCAATAGAATCAATAACGGGAGAAGCAGTCACAGCAGGCTACAATTATATGGTGTATCGCGACTTTAAGTTTACATTTAATTCACAAAATAATGTTACTGGAACTTGGGGTGACGTATATCCATGTAAGCTGAAAGCGTCAGATAATGATACTCCTGCTAATTTCAACAGAACCAACTTTAATGATAAGATGAGTACCGCTAGTGGGACAACAATTAATATTGATGGATTCCCGATATTTAATATGTTCTCTCAATATACTCAAGCAAGAACCCGCTATGGAACAGAAAGTTCTTATCATTGGAAAAAAGAAGGTCCATACTATGTAGCTGTAGGTGCTAGTACATTACTGCCAAACGGACTTATATTAACAACTACTGACTTTCACACATTTACTTACTGGGCTATACCAGAGTGGAGAAGCGAATCATTCAAAGTTGTAGAGAACGGAGTAACAAAATACAAGTTAGGAATGAAATATGAGATGGCGTTAGAATGGACATTGTTAGGCTCTGCGCCTGCACTCAGATGTGCAGTGCGTTTAGATTCTGGAGGGGAAATGTTCATTGGTCACATTAAATTAAACTCTGATGGCTCATATAATTAGGGTATTGTAGACGACGCTAATCCTGGAAAATATTGGAGATTAATCCCAGATGCACATAGTCGACCTTGTCTTTTTTCTTCCAATCCAAATGATGATAGCAACATAGCAACTGGAATAGTACAAGGACAATACGTAATGCATTGTATGTCAAACGGAAGAACAGCTAGTGCCATTGAATCATGCAAAGCCACTTCATTAAGTGGGGCAGGCTTATCAAGAGTAGCAACAATGAATGGCGCTAACTATCCGGCAATCGCATCAGTTAAAGCAAATAACAAAGTCACTCATTATATAGCATACCAAATGCTAAGCGGAAGAGTATACATTTCAAAATTTACTAACCCAGTCGACGAAGACACCGTAATGCCTGCAATGAAGAAGTTCATTGATACTTTTGGTCCAGCATAATAATAAAATCATGCAGAAGAAGATAGAAGAACATATATTTCAAGGCATGCAGAGAGATGTGTCTATCTCTAAGCAGAAGCCTGAGTATCTATGGGATGCTAACAATATCAGATTAACATCGAGACATGGTGACACCTTATTAAGTATGACCAATGAAAGAGGCACTAAGGAAATTACTCTTAGTGATAATCAGCAGTTTCAAGGTGTTGTACTGGGCTATTGTGTGCTTGGTTAGTATCTTACTGTATTTACTACAGTGGTATCTGGAGATTCTTACATAGAGAAACCTGATTATATCTATCGTTTATAGAAGATAGAAGATGGCTTTGATATGAAGATACTGTATAACGGCAATCTTAACTTCAGTGTAAACTGTCCTATAGAGTGCCTTGGTGTATATGAGAATGAAGTCATCCAAAAGGTTTATTGGACTGATGGTTTAAATCAGCCTAGATTGATTAATATCGTTAAAACTGAAACTATACCATAGGATGAAGTGGATAAAATCTATAATGACAACAGTTTTGATTTTATTCCCACATTAGACCTTAAAGATACAATTCATGTAGAAAAAGTGGCTGATAGCTCAGGTCTTTTTGCTGCAGGAGCTATTCAATATGCTGTAACATACTATAATAAATACGGTCAGGAATCAAACATCAGTGTGGTGTCTCCACTGATTCCCACATCTTTCACATCAAGAGCAGGAAGCCCAGAGGAGACGATAGGCAACGCATTTAAAGTTACTATAAAAAATCCTGATGCCCATTTTGAATATCTTAGATTGTACTCAATCTTTAGAAGTAGTAAAAATACTACTCCTGTATGCAAAAGAGTGGCGGATGTAAGGCTTGGTTATGGTGGAGATACATTGGCAAGACTGTATATATCAAAGGATAAAAGGTCCAGAGTTTACGCAAGGTTTGCTACAGGAGATAATTATGGCATCTTCATAAAAAAGAACTATAGCGACTTGCAGTTCACCAATCTATCCGAAGCAGGCATACCTTTATGTAATGAAGATTATATCACTCCTGATACACGCATTAACTTTAAATCGGGTAAATACTATCATATTACTAAACAAGATTACCCCGAACTGATTATAAAGGCTTATGTGTGTTCTGAAAAACCTTAGCCAAGGTGGATGAACTTAACTTGGGATACATGTACGGATATTTATATATCAACCGAAGGTAACATACCTGGACCAGGTGTATCATCTTATCCTATCATAGTAGGCACTGGAGGATCAAGGCCTTTAATGACTATAGCAAACCAAATTTACTTCACTTATGAGGAATTTATAGGCGATGGTATTACAATCACTGATAATGGAACAATAGGTGAGGATGTGGATTATAATGAACTGCTGTTTGTAGGCGGTGAGGAAATCACTGCCGGAACAATCACTTAGAAAGATGGCACGTTATTCTTAGGTGATATCAGGATAAGCCGTCCTAGAATAGAAGGTAAATATCCTACATCTGCTAATGATGTCTATGCTGGAGACGTCAATATGATTGATGAAATCATAAATGGCGCAAAAGATAACGTCACTTGTACACACAGGAAATGCTGGTTTCCTCTTACAATGAATTCGTCGTCCTATCAATGGGGCAATACATTAGATGCGCATAATGTCATTGAGGGTGATCCAGATACCCTTACTAAATACAGTACCAACATTGCTGGATTTAAATGGGGAGAGCATTATAGGCTTGGCCTTCAATTTCAATATAAAACAGGTAAATGGAGCCAACCCGTATTTATAGGTGACTATACTATGGGTATCAATAATAACAATCCTTCAGAAGCGTAGGGACAAAGGCCATCGTTTAATGCTTTAATAGATGATGAAAAATGCTTATAGAATGTACCGACATTTAATGTAAAGTTGTCTTCAGACGTAGGGAAAATGATGCTTGATAACAACTATAAAAGAGTAAGAGCTGTGGTATGTTTTCCTACTGAATCAGACCAGCTGATACTTTGCCAAGGCGTTGTTAATCCTACAGTACACTCTATTGCAGGAAGATTAAACCATACTCCTGATATACAAAGTTCTTGGTATTTCAGGCCTGTTCCTGCTGGAGATGAATCAAATAAAATAGGATGGAACGAAGGTGGTATTCCACAGCATAAACCAGGGTACACTTTATATAGCGGAACTTCTGGGGCAGACATTGTAGATAATGTGAATCAATGGATAGTTAGTGCAGATAGAAACTGTGAGATTCAAGGTGTTCCAGCAGAACTGGGTAACATAGATGCTTCATAGAGCGGTTTGTACAGTTTATCTGACATCTCAAAAAAAACAATAAATGTAAACAACTACGTACAATATACTGATGAAGATCACAACAATCTGAATAGTGATTTAGTATTTGATATTACCGATTCTAGAAGTCTAACTAATACTTTCGTTGTTGACTGGAATTATCTAACATTCCATAGTCCTGAATTTGAATTTAATGATGCTTTCCGTAATATGGATACATCAACTCTTAGTTGTAGAATCACCGGTAGACACATGTTGACAACCAACTATGGAGACCTTCATATTATGACATCATCAACTACAATAGGAACTGATGCGCCTGGTTTTTATCATAGGGCTGTATCTTCATCACTTAGCGCTTGCAGAATAAATGCAGGACTATTTTATAGGGATAACGCTATAACTTTAGAAGGAACACGTTATGTGCCATAGCAAGTAACACATATGGAGAATGGGAATATCATACCTGATGATGAAGTGATTTACTCATTCTTAGTATATCCTTGGCATAGAACAGGTTCATTAAACAACGATTGTGTAAGGCCTGTTGAGATTGAAGGTTCCAGAACGGCAGTGCTTAGTCAGAAGAAGATGGTTAACCTTATGTGTTTTAATGATGTAAGTAACAGTCAAAACGAGGAACTTTACATTGAGAAAACAATTAATGAGGAATCTGTTACTTATAATTCTATTATAAAAGTATTTAATTCTGATTAGGTAGCATTAGTTAAAATCAACGATAAAAACTACTTTGGCAATATAGATCAAGTACTTAATTCTCCAGTTAAGTACCCTATAGCCAGTTGTGCATCTGAAACTTTCACTGCTGAGATTGGTTGTCTTCCAACTACAAGCTGGTCAAAGACAAATACAAAAGAAAAAGGTTTATATTTATCTAACGACCCTGTGTATATGAAATATAAGAGTACTCCTCACGCTATAATATATACAACGGTTACACCAACATCAGAAGTAAATGATTCATACACCTACGCACCACAATCTCTATGGTTCCTTAATAACGGGAATATAACCTACTGGCCTTATCTTTACAGAGCTGAAATGTATAGAGATCCGTTGCCTACAGACTTTGGAGGCAACTCAACAACAGCAATACAATCTAATTCATGGTATCCTGCTGGTCCGGCAGTACAGATAGGCTATGATGAGAATGGAAACTTATTAGATACTAATGGTCTTATTGTAGATAGTACTCATACGCTTGAGGTTGATTAGGTTGGTATGACAAATGTTCCTTTCTGGTATGGCGATACTTATTTCCAGAGATATGATTGTTTAAAGACTTATCCTTTTACTGATGAGGACACTAACTCAATTATAGAGATAGGCAGTTTCTTGGTTGAGACAAGAATTAACATGGATGGAAGGTATGATAAGAACAGAGGCAACACAAGTAACTTCATGCTTAATCCTACTAATTTCAACTTAATTAATCCTGTTTACAGCCAAATGGACAACTTCTTTAATTATAGGATAATGGATGAGGATTATTACAATCTGAGTAATTACCCTACAATGGTGTCATGGACAGGCTATAAGAATAATGCTGCCGAAGTTGACAGTTGGACTAACATCACCTTGGCAAGCACTCTTGAAATGGACGGAACTAAAGGCAAGGTTAATGCTGTTAGGGTCAACTCTGATCAGTTATACTGTTTCCAAGATAATGCTGTAGGTCAGATATTGTTTAATTCAAGAGTTTAGATAAGCCCTTCTGATGGAGTTCCTATTGAGATAAGTAACAATTATAAGGTTGATGGCAATAGATATATTTCTACAACTATAGGCTGTAAGAACAAGTGGTCTATCATCGAAGGTATTGATGGACTCTACTTCATTGATGATAATACTAAAGCCCTGTATTTATTAGGTGGTCAATCACAACTAAAACCTATAAGCACGCCCCTTAACATGTCTTATTGGTTTATGAATCAGGACACAGCCACACCTTGGTTGCAACATTATTATGATGGTACATACAGGTTTGAACAACAAGGTATAAGGTGTTTCTATGATAATGCTAATGCGGATCTTTACATATGTACACCAGAAAAGACATTGTGTTACTCTGAAAAACTAGGACAATTTGTCAGCTTCTATGATTATCACAATGTCATGGGCATGTTTAATATGGACTCAGAGTACTATGCTTTAAACTATCCTGATACTGATGATAGATTGTCTATAGTTAAACTATGGGGTATGTTCCAAGGTAAATACAATTATTTCTTTGGAAAGATTTATCCTACAGACTTTACGTTCATCAGTAATGAAAATCCTCTTAACGACAAGATATTCAGTAATATAGAATTAAGAGGTGACTTTAGGTATTGGCCTAATGATAATCCTTAGAACGATTTTGATTCACCAGTACACGCTGTAGACCATAATAAAATGTTTGATACTGTCAGAGTATGGAATGAATACTAGGATACAGGTGATGTAGATCTTAACTTTATCAGTGATATTCCTAGTAACATGAAGAAGAAGTTTAGAATATGGAGAATGGATATACCTAGAGATAAGAATAACTTCAGACAGAGGATACGTAATACATGGACTAAAGTTAAGTTTACAATGAACAGCGCTGATTATAATGAAGTTCCATATGATCCTGGCATAGGCCCTGCACACGCACCAACACAGATACAACCTAAACTGTATGACATGGAAATACATGATATAGGTGTAGTCTATTTTGTGTAAGGTTCTATTAATAATCTGATTGAAAATTCTTAATTAACTGTTATGTAGGTCTTACGGGAAATGCATAACAGTTATCTTTGTACTAAAATATAAACGTTATGGCCAAACGAGATAAATTATATACAGTAAACAAGTGGAATAAACCTTTCTTTGAAGAGGAAAGGAAGAAGAGGTTGTATCCTGATGGAGGATTCAAACCTTTTGTTCACGAGAATTAGGGATGGAAGGTATTCGGTTATAATGATACTAGTTATAATCCTATTTATAACTTATCATCTCTTACTAAACAAAACCAGGCAAATCCAAAGAGTACATCATGGAATGATTACAGTGGTAATAACTACACAGACACCCTGACTCCTGTTCAGAGATCAGTAACAACACATGCCTTTTCACCAGAGGATATTCCTGCTCCAAAAGCTAGTGTAAATGATTCAAACAAATCCAAAACCTCAGATATATTAAGTACTGTCAATAACGCTCTCAATGGAATAAAAAACACAGGTTTATTAGGAAATGGCGTTATTAAGAATGAAACTTTAAAATCAACATTAAATCCTTTAAAGACACCGTCTCTTGGAGACTTTAAAGTTAGCTTACCGTCACAGACAGCTAGCAGTGTTATTCCAGCTGCTAACAAACTTATTTATAATGGAGCAACTACTGCACGTGACCTTACCAATCATGCTATGGTAGACGCTTTATCTGCAAAATCTTTACTTAAGCAAGGCTATGTAAAAGATATGGCTATACCTAATGGGGCGGCAACTGCAGCCAAGGATATAGCTAAATCAAGCATCTCTAATTTAGGTAAAGCCGGCATAAACATAGGTGCCAGTTTATTAGGTAAGGGCGCAAAATCTTTACTCAGCAATGGACTAAGTACTGGCATAGGAGAAGGTATAGGAACTGTTGCAGATGCAGCTAGTACGGTAGTTTAGTTTATTCCAGGAGTAGGCTGGGCAGCAGCTCCTATCATATCTTTTGTTGGTAATGCTTTAGCGGGTGCTTGGAATGGAGCTTTTGGCCATCAGACTTATGATAACGGCGCTACAGCTTATACTAATAAAGTAAACGCAATAAATCCTAATGGTAGTAATGAATATATAGCTAATCTGTTGGCGAATACAGGATATGGTCCTCAAGCTACTTATAAAGATGGATGGTGGACACATAAAGGTAGAAATGAAGCAACAAGAATCAATGATGCTTAGGATTTAGCGTTACAAAGATTCAGAAGAGGCGCTGATAATGCGATAAATAATAATAACTGGCTACAATTAATGTATGCTATGAATGATAACATAACAGCTATGGGAGGCAAGCTAAATAAATGTAAATGTAACAAGAAGTCATACGGAGGTTATCTGGATAGTGCTACACCTACAGGATTTAACTTCCTGTCAGATCTCACTAATATGCAAATACAAAAGAATCAAAATAATCAAGATATAAGTACATCTACAGGTAACTCGTTTATGGGGATGCCCGATGGTGACAGTGTGTTTGCTAATGGTGGTATCATGATTAAACCTGAGAATAAGGGCAAGTTTACAGCTAAAGCTAAAAGACATGGTATGGGAGTACAGCAGTTTGCTTCCCACGTGTTGGCTCATAAGGATAAATTCCCTTCATCCACAGTGAAGTAGGCTGTGTTTGCTAAGAATTCTAATACCTGGAAAAAAGCATTTGGAGGAAAACTAAATAATGACATAGATAAAAATACTTGGAACTATAGTTTCATCCCCGGAGCATCCTTATATGAACTTGGAGGAACGCTTCAGGCAGCAGGAAGTAATTGGGGAAATGCAACAGTAGTAGAAGAAGGTAGCACTCATGAGTAGAATCCCTACCAAGGTGTACAAGTTGGTGTAGACCCTGAAGGGACTCCTAACCTCGTCGAGGAGGGTGAGGTGATTTTCAACGACTATGTATTCTCTAACAGAATAACAGTGCCTAAGGAAGTTTGCAAGAGACTCAGGATAGGTCAGAAAAAGAATGGCTACACCTTTGCTGATGCTGCCAAGAAACTCTTGGTTGAATCAAAAGAAAGACCTAACGATCCTATCAGCAAAAACGGTCTTGAGGCTAACATGCAGTTACTTGAAGATGCTCAGGAAGAAATTAAACAGAAGATGGAAGCTGAACAGGCTGTAGAGCAGTTTAACAGTCTTCCTCCTGAACAGCAGGTAGCCATTATGAATCAAGAAGGTGAGAGAGCACAGGATGCTGTAGCACAAGAATAGATGGCTCAAGAGTTTAATAATCTTCCACCTGAACAATAGCAAGCCATTGCCCAACAGATGGCTATGGAACAACAAGGTACACAAGGTTCCAGCCCTGAAGAACAAGCTATGATGCAACAGTAGATGGCTCAACAACAAATGCCACAAGGTGGTATTAATCCTGAGGAAGCTCTTGCTCAAGCTGCTGCTATGCAACAATAGGCTATCAATGGTTCAGCGTACGGTGGTAAGTTGTGTTTTGGTGGCAGAAAGTTTGCAGAAGGTGGTATGATTCCTCAAGATGAGATGGCAACAGAAGAACAGTATCAGCAGAATAAACAATCTATTGAGCAAGCAGATAATGAGATGGCTAAATACTCTGATGAAGAACTTTAGGATATGATTGATGACTATCAGGAAGCTGAATCAGGTGAGGTTAAAGTTACTAAGGGTAAGTTAGCAAGACTTAGAAAGAAGGCTGAGAAAGCACAAGCAGAACTTGAGAGAAGACACTCAGAAGAAAATACTGAACAACCTCAAGAGGAAAGACAAGAACCTTCACAAGAAGAGATACAAGCTGCTGCTTAGGCTTAGGCACAACAGCAAATGATGGAAGGACAACCGCAAGAAGGTATGCCCTAGGAAGGTGTATCTCCTGAATAGGCTATGATGATGTAGCAACAGATGGGTGGTGGATAGATGTCGCCTGAACAAATGGCTGCTGCTGAGTTACAGCAACAGGATGAGCAATATGCTTGTGGTGGTAAATTATATCCTAATGGTGGTACTCTTGGTAAATATACTCCATACTTCCAAGGTATGACAGTTAATGATATACTTGGACAGATATGGGACCAAATGGACGCTGTAAGAAGAGCAGGTATAACACGCAATCAGTTTATCAATGATAATTTGAATATGTCTGCATAGGGTTGGGAAGGCTATAATAATGAACTTCAGGAAATCTATTATGCAGCTAACCCAGAGGCAAGAAACAGTGGCTGGACATTTAACAGTAATCCATACAGAACATATGCTAATGTGAATTTCCATGACGCAACATCTGCTGTTGGCAACAACGGAAACAAGATGGTTGCAGAAAGTTTCTATGCCAATGACCCAGCATGGAGTCAACTTACAGAGTAGCAAAGGCAACTTAAAGGCAACGAACTGGCTGCAGCACTGGAAGCCACACAAGCATATAAAGATTTCAGTCGATATCTCAGGGATAACCGTACTAACCAGTATGTGAAAGACTACTTTACTGAATTGGCTAATAGAGGTAGTAAGATTGCAAAGAACGCGTTGGCAGACTGGGATAATATGACTGCCAGCAAGTTTGATGCTGTCATAAAAAATCTTAGAGAGGATGCAGCCGCACCACCTAACTCACCAGGAAATAAAAACAATAATGCGTTAGGTTTAGGTCATTTTACTCCAGCATTCGCTGAGAATTGGACTAACAGATATTGGATCAAGAACGCCGATGGTAATTACAGCCAGGTAATTGGTGGGATAGCTGATGCAGATAAAGACAAATACATTGCAATCAACACCAATCCTTATCAGGTAACTGTAGGAGATAATAACTATAATGATTACTACTATCGTCTTAAGACTGATGCAGATAATGCTGCAATTGCTGCAGATGAAGAGGGTAATTATCTGACAGTAGGTTGGAAACCTAAGACTAACTGGACAGACTATACATTAGGTATGCTGCCTGGATTAACAGGTTTAACATTCCAGATTGCACAAGGTAAACCTGATACATCAGGGCTTGATGCGGCAGCTGCTTTTACTGACAGGTATGCTGGTATAATGGTACCACCTCATCTTACTCATGGATTAATGACACCTGCTATCATTGATCCTAGGATTACCCGTAATACTGCAAATGCTTCAAGACTTGGTGTAAATAGAATGTTAAGAAATACAGGTTCTGCGCCTAGTCAAGCAGCAAGCATTCTGGCTAATGATACTAACTATCAACATCAGATGGGACAGAATGATTTAAGGGATTGGTTAGCTAATAGAGAGCAAGAACAAAGAGCTGCAGCATTTAACAGAGAAACTGCAACAACCAACGCTAACATCCTTAATCAGACTGATCAGTTTAATGCTCAAATGATGGCTAATGCTGGTGAAAGAGCTGCTCAGATAAGATATAACGCTGAACTTGAGAAACTCAATCAGAACAACGCTTATAGAGCAGGCTTGTTAGGTAATATAGGCAGTATGATGACCGGTCTTTACAATGCTTATAGAGAAGGTCAGAATAGAAATGAGAGAGATTTGTTAGCTGCCTCGGAAGTGTTTGGTCCTACCAATGGACTGCTTGATGAATATTATGGCATCAGTAAAGTAGATCCTAAAACAGGTAAAGTAGTAAGAGGTCCTCACAAAGATGAATACTGGTACAATAATGATTTTCATAGTCAACCTCCAATGGCCATTAGTGCTAAGGGTGGCAAACTGAAGAGAAAGAATAAAAGAAAAGGCTTTACATTTTAATGCGAACTAAGAGATAGAAGTTATGGCAGATGCTAATATGTATGTATTAAATCCTTTCTTTCAGACTAAGTCATTTGATGATATGGTCAAGCCTTTAGCTATGTATGCTTAGGCTTACAAAGAACAGGAAGCTAAGATAGAAGATATGACAGATAAGGCTGCTGCATTGGAATGGATAGCCAATCAGAATCCTGAAAGTTAGACAGCAGCTTTGTATAGGGATATGAGTGCAAAGATAAAAGGTATCAGGGATGATATGATGATGAATGGTCTGCAAGGTGGAACCAGATCAAGAATTCTTGGTGCTAGAAGAATGTACTCAGCTAACTCTGCAGAGATTACCAGAAGATATGAAGATATGAAAAAGTATCAAGAGAGAATGGAACAGTTGTATGACAAAGACAACAGTATTGTATTCTCTCCTGAGTCATAGAATGTATCACTTGATGATTTTGCTGGAGGAAAGAGACCTAAGATTAAGGCAATCAGTGGTAATGAGATTATGGCCAGGGGCGCTGCTATAGGCAAGAGACTTACATCACAAGTATTCGGTGATGGAGTTGATGGATAGATAATGGGTGGCTAGTTTTGGAAATATTATCAAGAAAACGGTATGACTGACAAAGCATTAGCTGAAGCTTTAGATAAAGTTGGTCAAAGTGATAAGTTCTCCATGTTTAAACAAGTCATGGATGGTATATATAACTCATTCAGTGATTTTGATCCAGCTAGTCAGCAGATACTTAAAAATAGGTTTATAGAAGGAGTTTATTCTGGCGCTGTATATAACAAGCAAGTAAGCCCTCAACAAAATCTCAATTTTGAAAGTGATGCTGCAAGAGATGCAAGACTGTTCCAAAAACAAATGGCACAGAATCAAGATAGAAGAGCACAAGAGCAACATAACGCTCAAATGAAGATTGCTGGAGCTACACAAAATGCAGATGGGACCTGGGATGTATCAACTGTAGTAAATCCTTATGGAAAAACAAGTTCTGGAAATGGAAATAGTAGCGGTTCAGGAAGTAGTTCTGAAGATGGCGGTGGTAGTAGTTCTCGCGTAGGAATTGTAAGTGCAACATATATGCGCAATAGTGATGATGGACCACAAATAGCTGCTTTTGAAAAAGGGAAACCTGTCGATATTAATGGAGAACCTGTTGATGAAAAAGGTTTGGATATAACATTTAAATATGAAGACGATAAACTTAAGATGTATCACGGTTCTGTTCTCTATGGATCTTATAATCCTGAAAAAGACGATATAACTGATGTTCGCGGAACAGGTAACGCCAAAGTACTAAAACAACTTGGTAGAGAGGCTGCTAGAGCTGCAAATAACAGTCCAGGAAGTTACGGTGCATTAGTCCAATATAGAGCAAAATTCCATCCTGACGATGGATTCTTTAAGAATAATGCAAGTTATTATTTTGGACCAGCAATAGAAAGAGCTATGCCAGTACCAAGTGATACGGGATATGGTGGATATTCTTTTGATTATATACCATAATAAATTCATAAAACGTTAATTGTCTATAATAATAAAGATATGCCTTTAAATAATATACAACCTCTTCAAGGGCTTAATAAAATGAACCTTAGTGGTCTGAGTGATAGAGAGAGAAAACAATGGTATGAAGCAAATAAAACAGCATTAGCTCAATACCAAAATCCTATTATTCGAGATCAAGTGGCAAATCAAATGTATAAAAATCAGCTGTTCCGTCAAAAATTCGGAGAAGAAGAGTTCAATAAAACATTTGGTTTACCAGGTAGCGCTGAATGGAGAAATCAACAACTTGAGCGAAGATTGGTCAAAGAAGCCATTAAAAACACATTCAAACCCGCAGAAGAATATGTTACCGATATTAATACTGGTATACCATACAAAAGACCAGATGGTACGTATATGACCATTAAGCGTGATAAGAAAGATGTTAATATCAGTAACGACGAATACAAAAAAATTCTTGCAATGGATACTCAAGGATAGAAAGATATCCTTGAGGCATACGCTAATGGTAAATATCAACCTGGTGGAGAAGTAAAAGATAACAACATATTCTCAATTTGGAATAGAGCGACAACTAAAGCGAATGAATCTTTGTTTAAGCCTATTGTAGGAGAAGAAGGTTCCAAGGTTATGGGTGCAATTGCTGATATGTTTTCCTTACCAGGAATGATTGGTCATGGTAGGCATGAGCACAATAAAACAAAGAATCTAAATGCTCTTGATAAAATCTATGACGAGAGTAATCATAGAATAGCTGAAAGTCCTGAGGTATCTAAACTAAAGAGTGCTGCTTACTTAGACAACAGTATTGTAGGAGCAAATGATGAACAGACTAAAGAAATATTCTACAATATAATTAAGCCTGATTATGAAAAGGGTAATTTA